GTTCTTTTTTGTATTGTTGGAACTTCACCTCTTGTTCTTAATTGATGATGTAATGTAGTTTTACCAACCATTGTTGCACCATATACTCCAAAATTAATTGCATGAACTTTTTTGTAAAAACCTAATATTGCTTCTCCGACTAAAATAGCAAAGCCTGTCATTAATGACATTAATGACCCCACCCACCGAGAAGGTTATCAAATAACCAACCCATTACATTAATATCGAAAACACCCATGATGTTTCCAATTAAAAATGCTGAAAGCGTAGCGCAAGTAGCCCAAAACCACATTCTCATTTTCAAAAAGAGAATGTCTGCTGAATGCGCTCTTTGTGCATTGTAGGCATAATCTGAATCAGAAAAGCCTAACCAGTCTGATACAACCATTTACTCACCTATTGTAGCGTAGTCAAAAAATCAGAAGAAACTGTATTTTCTGATTCATAAGACTGTGCCATAGGTGCTAATCCCGTATAGGGAGAAAGATTGTATGATTTAGCAGTATCTTGAAGTTTCTTTCTTTGTTCTTCATCTCTTGCCATTCTAGCCCAATAAGCACTAATCTTACGGTCTAATAACCATAATTCAATCTTATCGTTAAGTGAAATATCAAAGAGGGCTTTCATAACCATGATTGTTCCAACAGTAATTAAACCAAAGAGAACAGAATGTGCTAAAGGAGTGTATGGGAAAGTAGTTCCATAAGTTGCATAAAAGAAAACATTTGCACCGCTTACTGTTCCAACAAAAAGAATAGTCATAACTAAGCGAGTATCTGTATTTAATGCTGGCATTGTATCACCTCAAGCGAATTCGACAGAAACTTCTGCCGTTGAAGAACCTGCTTCAGTAATTTCTATAAAAATGCCGTTTCTACACAATACTCCATGCATATCGTATTCAATGTTATAATGTCCTGTTACAGAATGAGTAATCCTTGCTACTTCTGTTCCACTTGCACTTGTTCCATCAAATACTTTAACTGTAACTAAAGCATTACCCGCAATAATTAAATTCGCATGAATGCTAATCAATAGAGATTGTTCTCTATTAACAATTGCACTTGAGCCTAAAACACCACTTGAACGACATACTTGATTTGGCATAGTATCACCTTCAATACGAGCAGGGAGGATTCCCTACTTAACACTTCGGTTTCAATCTTCACTTAAAGCAGACTTTTTAGCCGTTGTTGAAGTTTTCTTTGGCTTAGGTTTGCTTTTAGGCTTAGGCGTTTCTTTCTTAGGAAGAAGAATATCACACAAATCTTGTGCAGTTCCGATTTCTTTTCCGACTTCCTTTAGGCCAATTGCCAAAAGTTTCTCAGGAAGATTAAGCAAATCTTCTCTATCAGATTCATCAAACTCAAACATTAAGTTTTCATCAGATAAAGCCACAATAGCCCTGCGTAAAGGAATAGAAGCAGAATCATTCCGAGTAATCTCAGTCCTCCCTTCTAATCCTTCAATAACAAACCTACTGCCTAATTGACTCCTTTCTGTCAATTTAACAGTAACCATTTGGCTCACCTCAAATAAGACCGTATGCCCTAATGATAATAGGAGTTCCGTCTAATTCTGTATTTGACCCTGCTAATGCCGCTTCAACACCTGTTGAATCATTTTCTTTATTAACCTCTAAATACAGATTGTTTTTAGTATCTGCACCCGTAACAAGATTAAAACTAAATTGGGTCTGTCCACCGCCAATTTCTACAATCATCGCTCGATTAATCCTACTTAATCCTAATGAAGAAGCAGTAATAACTTCACCATTAGCAGTATAAGAACTAATATCAATTGATGCATCAACCATGTATTCGTCGCCCATAACTCTAGGTCTAGTATAACCCTTATGGTCGGCTAACAATGTAACTGTATGTGTCAATTAAAACACCTCATTGACCAATTGCAAAGAATGTTCCAACTTCGTTAGCAGATGTAACAATTGTTACATCTACTTGAACACCTGCGGCTGTTCCATCATCTGCTTCTGCTAAAGGCATTGTTTCATTAACTACTGGTTGATTCGCTGAAACAGACGAACCTTTTGGTTGTAGTTGAACATGATGAATAGTAGCAGTATTGGGGAAAGAAATGTTTCCTCCTGTGCTACTGCTATCATTCGTATATGTTCCAAAGAACACCTTTAAGTTTCCTATCACAAATTCGTTTTCAATTGTTGTTGTAAAAGCCATAATAAATCATCTCCTTTTTCTTTTCCTTTCCTCATTGAATGTTAGTAATCTTACCTTGACCCTTAAAGAAGGAACATCCGACTTCACCAATTGTTCGATATAATGCTCGGTTTCCGAGCGTTCCAACGCCAAATGGGTTTCCATTCGCAATACCATCCTCAAAGTATTGAGTAGGCTTCATAACAGAAAGCCATAGATGGTCAGTATCGAGGAATAATAGGTCAGATAACTTTGTTGTTGCATTACCCGTTGTAGCCATGTCCTTAACAGGAATCAATGGAATATCATAGTATGTTGCAACTCTAAATCCAACTTCTTGACCTTTTGTTCCACGAACACCATTTACAGTAGGAACAATCTCCTTTCTGTCCATAAATCGCTCTTGGCTTTGCAATAGGTCAGCAAGTGCTTGAATGGTATCATATCCAGTTAAAATAACCTTTGGTGAACCACCCGCAAGTCTTAGGTTTCTAATCATGTCATTTAGACGAGTTAAAGTCAAAGAACGAACATCTCCCGAAGCATATCCCGAACCAAAATCAACTTCAGAATCTAGGAAAGATGCGGCAGTAAATCGCTCACTTCCGTAAATTTGTCCTAATGCGTTAGAAGCAGAAGTAGTATCAGTAGCGATAACTCCACCATCAATAGCCAACAATTCTGCTCTTGAAGAGATAACCTTGTTTAATGAGGTATAATTGTTAGTAATGTTAGGCATAGCAGCAGATTCACCGAAATGCTCCAAAGGCATAACTAACATCTTATTTTGAACTTCTGCGTGGTGCTTGCCCATATCTTCACGCATTTGCGCTCTAATATCGCCAATACCATCATCAATCTGAGCCATTTCCATAGCCAATTCGCTGAAATCGAATTGATGTGCAATAACCTTTGGACTCATGTTTAATTGAGCATATGTTGGTGCAATTGGGCCTAAACCGTCAGCCGCAGTTGATAATGCTGCATTTTCAGGAACACCACCAATTAAGTCTGCTCTTGGGTCATCAGAACCTAATTCTCCTAAAGAAGCAGTTCCCGAAGCATCAACAGTAAATAGATTACCGCTTCCACCCGCAGGTCTTGACTTTAATACTCTCCAACCGCTAGAAGAGTATGGTCGCTTTGAAATCATTGATAATGCATTAACTTCACGGTTTAACATAGACCAAACCTTTTGTCCATAAACGACGTTGTATAATGCTGAAACATCAGAAACGGCTGAACCGCTAAATGCAGGGCCACCATCATGTCCTGTATGAATGCCACCAACCATTCCTGCTTGCTTTAGTAAAGAATTACCAGCAAAAGTGCTTGTTCCGTATGTTTGTGCTTCTAAATCTGCAATAGTGTTAATATATCCAACCATCTTAATAACCTCCAACCATCTTATGAATATCCGACCAATCCATTTCAGCCAAATCATCAATACTTGGGAGTTCAATTCTTGCCTCTTCTTGAGCCTTTAGGATTGTTTCCTTTTCAGCCGTCAAAGACTTTCTTAATTGTGTAAATTCATCCTTAAGGGATGCAATCTCGCTTTGTGCATCATATTGAGACTTTGCGAGAATGTTTTCTCTTGAAGCCTTTTCTCTTGCGAAACGTGCTTCAAAGGACTTTTGCAAGTTGTCATAAGCCAACTTTTCAAGTTGTTCTTGACGGAAAGCCTCGTAAGCCTTCTCAATGTTACCAACAGACAAATCAAGTGTATCTAATTCATCGTTGTCGAATGCCTTAACAACAGGCATATCAGAAGATGTTGGGCGACCATTGTTGATAACGATTCTATCAGCAGGTTCACCGATTTGATTACCTGCACCATCTAATGTGCGAAGATAAGCCTTATCAGCAGATTCATAATCTGCATATTCGCCCATTCCCTTTTCATCTTCCATCATTTCTTCATCGGCCATTTCCATCATTTCAGAATCATCAGCCTTTTCATCGTCCATCATTTCTGTTGCTCTTGGATTCATGGCTTTTTCATCTTCCATTTGTTCTTCTTCTTCCTTTCTCAACGTATTGACTTCTTCCATCAATGCGTCTAATTCTTCTAATGCTTTCGCTAATTTTTCTGACATATTTTTTTCTCCTTTATCTTGTTTTAAAATATCGAATCTCGCTTCGGGGTTAATTCCTTTTTCGCATATTGTTACTTCGTGCAGTTCTAATTTACTTATCTCGTTGTATTCACCCATTTCTGAATGTTTCTTCTTAGATTTCTGTAACGCTTGTCCTCCAATGCTAAATGACCTTAACGACCCTTTGCGAATTCCTCGACCAACTTCTTTGGCTTTTTCTATATCATCTCTTAATTTGATTACAACAAAGAATCCAACATCATCTACTTCTGTTTTCCACAATCTCCCTGTTTTATCTCTATATGAATCTACTACTTCTCCGACTTGAACATTTGAATGATTTGTCATTACATTTCTATATTCAGGCTTTTCCATGAACTTTTTAACGGCTTCATTTAATGCTTTTAAGGTTATTAAATCATTTTGCTTATCTACAATTTCAATGCTTGCATATCCACCAATCATCAGTTCATCGCTTTTGATAATGTTAAACTCATCATGTCTTGTTGCCATGATACTGATGCTCATGTCCTTCAACTCCTTGTAATTCAGTTCAGTATATAATAGACTCGGTTTTACTCTTGTGGTATGGTTAATTCGTTAAACCTATCCTCATAGATGTTCCAGATTCCTTCATCATTATCCTTATCAGCAGGGGTTTGTTTGAATCCAGTCCATGCAAGCCACATTTTCTTATCCTTTACAGGTAATACTCTAATGTGTAATTTTGTTTCAAACTTATTTCCTTCTAAGAAATATTCGTGATAACCGTGTCTTTGTAATCCTAATTCAATTTTACCAGAATCAATTACCTTATCCTTAGAAACATTCTTTGAAACTTCCGCAGGATATTTACCTGCTTTTCCAAATAAATCAAAGATATTATCCTCTTCATTAAGTTCAATAAACCAATGCATTGTTTCTCCACCAACAGATATTGTAAAGTTTAAATTATCATCTTCTCTTAAGTAAATCTTAAAATCACCTTTACGATATTCTTCTGGAGTTTTATATGCTTTCAATACTGTTGGTTCTTTAATAACTTTATCATCATCAGCAAAGAGTTTCTTAGTTTTCATATCAAAAGAGATACCATCTCTTTGTTCAAACCAATCTTTGACTCTATTTAATTTACTTTCCAAAATATCTTCATAAATAGATTTATGATTCTTAACTAAGAAATTGTGTAATTCCTTTGGCGTTTTAGAACCATTTTCTTTTAGGTAATTGAAACCAATTTGAGTTAATTTTGATTGCTTAGTTTTCATAATTTCTTCGGCTTGTGCTTTCCACATATCAATATCAATCAATGCGTTCTTAGACATGAGATTACTTTCTTCAAAACCATAAATAGTAAAGCCATCAAAATCAGATTTAATAATTACATTAGTTTCTCCATGAATATGGTCTGTAACAATCATTCCTTTTTCTAATGCCTTAACATCATAATTTAATGATTTCTTAGTATCTTGTGAGAGCATTTCTAATGTAACGATTTTATCAGGATATTCAACTTCGGGAACTTCAATAACCTTTGCAGAAAACAAAGTATATCTATCTCCATTCTTTTTAACTTCATCAACCTTAACTCTAACAATATCACCAATATCTACATCTATTTTGGTATTCAATGCCTTACCAACATCCATGTAAGTTTTACCTTCAATTTCAGAATAAAACTTTCCTTCTCCTTCAACTGGCCCTGCTCCTAAAGTATATGAATTTAGATTTGATTTTGTAGTTTTCTTATCAAGGACAATTAAATCCAAATCAACAAACTTTTTCCACTTAATCCACTTAGGATTCTTTCTTGTGCCTATGTAATACGTCGAGGTCATATCTTTGATAACTACACCTTCGGATGTAGGCATATCCATAATCTCTTTCGCATACTCTTCCACATCCTTCAAGTTATCAGCAGTTCTTGTATCTTTCTTTGATGGAAATGCAATTGCTTCTGTTGAATGCATTGAATAGTTGTTAAATAAAGTATTGATTCGATTATCAAGTTCTTCTTCTACTAATTCTTGTTCATTGTGTCGCATAATGTCAAAAACGTGCGCTCTTAACTTAGCATCGGGGTATTTATTCTTAAATACATGAGCAACAGTATCAGCACGATGTAGTGCTTCATCGCCATCAAACAAAATTAATTCAGCATCGAGAATGCAATCTCCATACTTTTTCTTTTTGAGTTCTTCAACTTGTTCTTTACACTTTTCGGAAATATCTTTTTCATTATATGAATAGATGCGAACATTACCATCAATCTTATGAATCTGTATTCTCATACCATCATACTTTTCTTGAACGAGGTAATTTCCTGAGAAGCCTTTTAATTCATTCATGTCATCAATATCAAAGATTCTATACATTGGTTTGTTCGGAGTAATAAAATCGCTTTTAGATTTTTGCTCAGACTTTTCAATGCCATCAATTTCCTTCAAGTCCTTTAAATCTTCTTTTGAGTATTTGGAGAAAAATAACGTTTCTAATATCTCTAAGGCAGCCTTAACTTTGCTTTCTACCTTTTTTGAGTCTTTATCGTCGCCATACTGTTCGATAATATAGAGGGGGATGTCCTCTTCATCTAGGTCAAGTCCTTCCAACCCATCAGTTATCGTATCGGCTTCCATATCTTTAATGCTCCAAACTTCTTTTGGAAGTGCTTTATCATTATTTCTTAAAGCATAGTGAACAAATTTAACCATTGTTTCTGGAGAAGAGAGTAATCCTTCAAGAACATTCCCTTTGTATTTTCTTGCGAATGGGTCTGAAATCAAATCAGAACTGAATCGCATTTCTTTAATACCGTTGTAAATCTTTTCAGCGATATTACTTGTAGGGTCTTTTGCTTCTTTGTTTTCTAATTCATTTTCTTGAACGAACTTTTTCATTTCTTTACTAAGTTCATTCAATTGCTCATAGATTTCTCTAATGTCATCAATTGCTTTACGCCACCTATTCCCATATTCTTTGGGGTCGGTGCGAGCAGATAGATAAGCGACTCTTGTTTTCTCAAAAAGACGTATAATCTCTTCGGAAGAATCTTTATCCTTTTCAATAAGAAGAGGCATGAATTATCACTTTTTCTTGAATTGGCTCTCTCCAATATTGCTAAATGTTCTACCAACATTTTTAGGATATAAATATGCTGCTAGATTAACAAACGCACTAATATATTCATCACCATTTGTTACTCTATACAATCTTACGTTTGGATATTTTTTATTAAACTCTTTTAAAACTTTTTCGATTTCTTCTCTTTTTAAATTAATTGAAAAATGAGGCCCAACAAATCTAGGAGCGAGACTTGAGGGTTCTCTTACATTTTCTCCGCTTAATGCCATTTCATCATCAAATTTTAGAACCATTGACTTCTTTAAAGATTCTCCTGCTAAACCATAACCTTCTTTTTCTTGAGTTTGATTTGTAATCTTTGAAGCATCTTGAACTTTAGGTCGCTTAATCTTTTGAACTTCTACTGTCGAATCATAAGGAATAACTTGTGTAGATTCCCTTAATGTTTCAATTGTCTTTCTTGCTTTCGCTATTGCTAAATCTACGATTTTTTCTTCTTTTGTTACTTTTTCGGGCATAATAATCACTCCGTTTCAGTTCCGCCAGTATTCTTTGGCCGTTTGAATATTATTTCTCTACCTTTAATCTCGACCTGTTCAACATCATATTCTTCTGCTAATTTTTGTTCTAGCATAGGTTTAATACTTTCAGGTTGCCCTCTAAACTTAAATTTTTGTGTTAATATTGCTAAAATTGGTATCTTTAATCTATATTCCTTTGCATTTTGGTTTTTAGCCACTAACTTATCTAGTCTTTTATCTATTCTTTGAGTATATTTAGTTTCAGCAATTAATTTATCTACTATTTGCTGAGTATTTTGTCTAGCCTCTTCTTGCCTTTGTCCAATATTTATCT